CGAGTAGGTCTCCGAGAACCGGAACACCGGCACGGTGATGTCGGTCCCCTCGACCGAGTCGTTGTTGAAGCCGATCGCGCCCTTCAAGTCTGGGGCGACCTTGCCCGGCTTGGCGTGCTTCGCCACCGTCTGGAGCGACTGCGTGACGTGCTGGGTGCCGCCCGACGTCTCGAACGTGTAACTCGGGCCGAGCGGCGTTTCGGGCGTGACCGGTTCGCCGCCGCCGGGCGGGGGTTCGCCGGCCAGTGGTTCCTCGCGGCCGTACCGCACCGACACGTCCCAGACCCCGCCGCCCTTGTGGTCGATGTGATAGTTCTGGAAGACCATTCCCCGGAAGACGGCCGGGATCGTCGCCTCGACCAGCGCCCGCACGTCGAGATCACTTTCGGTCCCCAGCACGGCAAACGACAGGTCGATCGACGGGCTGTCCGGCCCGACGGTCGCCCCGCCGCTGTCGAACTTCTCGATGATGATCGCCATCGGGGGAAAGCCTCACGCGAAGACCAGCCCGCCGTGGACGGCCGCGACCGCGATCTTCTTGACGTTGTCGTTGATCTGGTCGACCGCCTTCGCGGTGCGCTCGTTGAGCGATTCGCCGCCCAGCCCGCGCACCGCCAGCGCGTTGAACGTCCCTTGCACGTCGACCTTCTTGGACAGGTCGATCACCTCGTCGAGCGAGGACATCGACCCGGACTTCGCCTTCGGCGGCACCCGCGGGCCGGCCTCGTCGCGTTTGCGCTCGGCTTCCTTCACCGCGTCGCGCAGCTCGTCGGCGGCCTTCTTCACGTCGTCCATCGCCCCGGCCGCGTCCGCCTTCCGGGCCGCGTCGGCCTCGCGCTGCCGGCGCAACCGCTCGTCGAGGATCTGGTTCTTGATCCGGTCGCGGTTGCGGTTGATGTTCTCGTCGGAGAAGTCGAAGTTCTCGCGGAGCTTCCGGGCGAACGTCTCGAACCCGAGCTTGTCCGCGACCCACGCGGCGGCCTTGAAGAGCTTCTCGATGGCGAACGCGAACGTGCGGGCGATCCAGGCGGTGAAGTCCCAGAACATGAGCTTCAGTCCGGCTACGACATCGTGCCAACCGTCCACGAAGATGCCCTTGAAGGCGTTCCACTTCTCGGTCCACCACAGCACCGCTTTCGCCCACTCGAGGTTGACGGCGGCGAGCGCGATCTTGGCCGCCAGTTCGAGATCGCCGGCCTGGATCGCGGCGACGATCCCGCCCCAGGCGGTCTTCGCCGTCTCCGCGAAGCTCATGAACCCCGCGCTCAACTCGTCCGTCATCCGCTTCCCGGCGTCGGTCTGCGTGGCGAACAGGTAGCCGAGGCCGACCAGGGCCGCGACCACCAGGCCGATCGGCGACAGGAGCGCCCCGAGGACGGAGCCGACGACCCCGATGACCGTGCCGAGCGCCGAGAAGACGGTGACCAGTCCGCTGATCGCGAAGCCCGCCAGACTGACGAACGCGCCGAGCGCGACGAGGGCCGCGCCGACGCCCAGGACGACCGCGACGATCTTGGCGATCGAGACAACGAGACCGCGGTTGCGGTCGATCCACTCGGACACGTCCCGCGAGGTGGTGATGATCCAGTTGGCCAGGTCCATGAGCGACGGCACGAGCGCCGCCCCGACCGAGAACGCGCCGCGCTTGATCACCTTCCAGAGCACGTCGAGCGTGTCGCCGAACTCCTCGGCGGCCGCCGCGTCCTCGGTCGAGATGGTCAGCCCGAGCCTGCGGGCCTTCTCCCGGAGCGCCTCGATCCCGGCCGCCCCGTCGTTCATCAGGGGCAGGAGCTTCGTCCCCGACTTGCCGAACACGTCCATCGCCAGCGCCGCCCGCAGGGTCGGGTTCTCGACCTTGCTGAGCCGCTCGGCGATCAGCTTGAACTGCTCGTCGGGGGCGAGCGCCTTGAGGTCGGCCACCGTGAGTTCGAGCTTCTCCAGGGCGTCGCGCGCCGCCTTGGAGCCGTCCGCGGCCTCGACGACGAACTTCTGCATCTTCCGCAGGCCGGCCTCGAGCGTTTCCATGTCCGCGCCCGACTGCTCGGCCGCGAACCCCAACTCCGACAGCGCCTCGACACTCGCCCCCGTCCGCTGGCTCATGTCGATCAGGTCGCTGCCCAGGTCGGTGAAGACCTTCGTGGCCAGCACGAACGGCGCGGCGAAGGCGGCACCGACGCCGAGCAGTTGCGTGCCGAGGCCCGTGATCCCGGCACCGAACGCCTTGAGCTTGGCGGCCGCGGCGGCGAGCCCCTTCGTCAGCCGGTTGTCCTTGACGAACAACTCGACGTAGGCGGCCCCCGCGCGAATCCCCGAAGCCGACGCCATCGGTCACGCTCCCCTGGGTCGGTCCACGAACACTTGCTTCAGGACGGCGATGCCGACCTTCGCCGCGACCGGCTCCTTCCGCCGCAGGTGCGGGTTGAAGTCGGCGGGCTGGAACGGGCGGGTCTTCTTCGGGTCGCGGTGCGCGTTGGCGAGCAGGGCCAGTACGGCGGACGTGTGCGCCCACCGCTGGCGGCTGGCCGCCTCGGCCATCGTCAGGAGTTCGCGGAGGGTGAAGGGGCCGGGGTCGATCCCGAGGACGCCGGCGAGTTCCCAAACGAGGCGATCAACTTGCTCGCAGCCTGGTCCACGTCGAACGTCTCGATCACGACTTCGGCGTGAGTCAGGAGCTTGTCCCGCACCTTCCGCCCGGCCGCCAGCACCTTCGTCAGGCTGGCCCGCGTCCGGGCGTCGGGGAAAAAATCGATCAGCTCCTCGACGAACGCATCCGCCGCCAGCGTGATCGCGTCGCCCGCCAGCGCGCGGCCGAACTCCTCGTCCGAAATGCTCTTTGCGTCCGCCTCGTCCTTGCACAGACAAAACAGCACGTCGGCCAGTTGCACCGGATCGGCGACGAGCGCGCCGAGCGGCTTGAAGCCGTCGTCGATGAGCTTGTAGAGATCGACGCCGACCAACCCGCGGACGCGCTTGATCGCGGCCACGTTGATCGTGACGGTCCACACCCGCCCGGCGTTGTCGCGGAAGCTGTGCATGCGTGCCCCTCAGTGTGAATGGCGCGGCGATCACTTCCGCCGGACGGGGATGTCGATCGGTTGCCAGTCGGCGTCGGTCTTCCTGGCGATGCAGACCGGAATCGTGAGCGGTTCCCAGACGTCAATGTCGGTTTTCACAACCGGTCGCAACCGGCTGGCGCGTTCGGTGCTGCCACCGAACATCAGCACCTTCCGGCCTCGTTCGGTGGTGCAGCAGACCACCGCGACCAGTTCGTTCGTGTCGGCCCGGAAGATGCCGCCGCCCGAATCACCGGACGACACGCTCAACTCCATCGGCAACTGCCCGTCGGACGTTTCCGTGCCGGTTGTCTTCCCGCTCTCGCGGTTACCCGGCTTGTCGATGCCGTAGCCCATGTGCCAGACTTCCGTTCCCACGGGCGGGTTCTTCGCGGCGAGGTTGGCGAACGGGAGATCGTCCACCGGTGAATCCGTCACCAGCCAAGTGAGGTCCGCGTCCGTGTTCCGCGCCGCAACCGTGACCGCGAGCGTGCGTCCGTCTTTCAGCGTGAACGTGCCCCGACTGCCTGTCCCGCCGGTGCAGTGTGCGGCGGTGAGGATGTCCCACTTGCCGTCACTGCGTTTCGGACCGATCACGGTCGCGGTGCAGCCCGCGTTGCCGAACCGCAGTTTGCCGATGGCGTGCTCGGCGTTGGCCTTCCCCGGCGGCTTCGGTTCGGGCGCGGGTGGCACCTGACCGCAGCCTTCGATGGTGACCGTGACCTGGCTCTCCTCGACGACCAGCCCGTCGTCGGTCTGCCGGATCACCAGCAGCTCGATCTCGTAGGTGCCGGGGTGGGCGGCGAACTCCAGCACGCCGCGCGGGGTGGTCGCGCGCTGCACGTCCTTCGCCGGGTGAACGCGCCAGAGGATCGCGGCCTTCGGGTCCACGCCCTCGGCGCGCAATCGCACCAGCGAGTGCGGCTTGTATTTCGTCTCGCCCGTGATCCGGACGGGCGAGTTCGGCTCGGCCGCGCCGGCCGACGCGGCGGTGAACAACAGAATCCCAACGCAGGCGGTACGCATGGCGCTCCTTACGGCGGGGGTGGGGCAACGGTCATCCACTCGGGCGGGTTCTCCGAGTACGTCGGCTTCACGGTCACACTGACCGTGATCGCCTCTTCCAGCGGCTCGTTGCGGCTGAAGTTGGTGACGGCGCAGGCGGCGCGCAGCCCCTGCGAGCCGGCGGTGGCGATGTCGCCGTCCATGACCGCGAACTCGACGGCGGTGTGGTTGAGGAAGGCGTCGCGGATGGCGGAGAAGTCGTCGTCCTCGGTGTCCCACACCATCTCGAACTCGATGGAGCCGTCCTTGAGCGTCGCGACGGTCGCGCGCCAGCCGGCGTTGCCGCGCGTCGTCACGTCGGCCTCGCCCGCTTCGAGGTTGAGCGTCACGTCCTTGACGTTCTCGACCTCGTTCCACACCGGCGCGGCGTGCGTGCCGGTGTTGCGGAACAGCTTGGCGTCGAGTCCGAGTTTCACGCTCATGTGCAACCTCAGCGAACCGAGTTCTTCCACAAGGCCGGCAGTTGCGGCTTCTCGGCCTCGAACGCCGGACCCATGAACGGCCGCGGGCGGTAGTGCGCCCGCTTCGGGCCTTCGCGCGTTTCCAGCGTCGTGTCGCCGCCGTGTTCCAACAGTCGCGGCGCTTCCGACTCGTCCTTCGTCAGCGTCGGTCCGATCACGACCGACTTGCGGTCGGCGTCGTAGGCGAACAGGATGAACTTCCGCAGGAGGCCGACGTGCGAGTGCGGCGGTTGACCCGGTCGGCTGATCTCCTTCCGTTTCTTGATCGAGGTCTTGGCCCGCTGCCGCACGAACGCCCCGAACCGCGACAGCACTTTGCGCGTGGCCTTATCGACCTTCTGTTGCACCGCCGCCCGGTCGAATAAGCCCCGCTTGGCGGCCTGGAAGCTCAGCCCGATCATGCGTCACCGCCACGCGCGGAAGGTCAGGGTCAGCACGCTCGTGAACTGCCGGAACTCGTCCAGGTGCTCCGGTGCGTAAACCGGGACGTTCTCGACTTCGGTGCAACGGGCCTGCGGGTAACCCGCCAGCGGCTCCGACCGGAAGTGGTCGGCGATTTCCTCCACCAGTGCCACGAGCGCATCGAGGTTCCCCGGCGTCGGGTCGAGCTTCCGCTGGACCGCCACGTCGATGCGGTAGTCGAAGCTGTCGCGATTGCGGTCGAGGCCCTTGCTCGCCACCGACCGCGGCACCACGCTGACGCGCAGTTCGGTCATCTCGGACAGCTCGAACTGCGGGAGGTAGTGCCGCTCGGCCTGGAGGGGTTGGCTGAACGAAGTCGCGTTCAACTGGGCGACCACGGCGTCGGCGATCTGCACAATCGTCGCGGGCATCAGGCCTCCTTCGGAAGGAGCGCCCGCACGATCTGAAGGATCAGGTCGTCGATCGGCGTGCCCGTCGCCCGGACGATCTCGGTGAGCGCCTCGCTGTGAACGATGGCCCGGAGGATCGGTGCGGCCTCGCCGGGGTTCGTCCCGCCGCCGCGCAGACTGAGCAGCTGCCGTAAGAAGTCGAGCATCACTCCACCCCCACTTGTTTGGTGTGAATCCGAAGAACCTTGCGGTACACGTCCGACCAGCGCCACGCCGGCTCCTTGCCCGGGGCCATCACCTCGTACACGAGCGTCTTGTCGCCCTGCGTTTCCCGAATCGTGTCACCCCGCTCGGGCAACGCGGTCGCAGTACCCAGCACCAAGTCCGCCGCGTGGATCAGGAAGTCGCGGTCGGTCCACTCCATCCGCACGCCGCCGTAACCGTCGTCGAGCTTCAGGAGCGTCCGACCGATGGTCGCCTGCACCGTGACCTCGACCGCCCCGCGCCGGTACACGACCGGCCGCGAGGCGTGCTCCTTGAGCATGTCGGCTAGCCAGTCGGAACCGGTTCTGAGCAGGTCGGGCATCGCGGCCTCACTGGCTCATCCGGACCCGAACGGTGGTGTCGGCTGCGGCCGACGCCCGCACCGCCTTGCCGAGCAGCTTGTTGCCGCTGGCCGTCTCGGTGGCGACCTTGGCGGTGTTGTCCCAGTAGGCCAGATCGCCCACCGCCCAGCCAGTCAGGGCCGCGACCGGGAAGTCGAACACGCCGACGACGGCCAGCGCCCCGAGCTTGCCGGCCTTGATGTCGAGCTTGGCGACCCCGACCAGTTCGCCCTGCACGACCACGTCCCCGGCCGCCACGTCGGCCACCGGGATGTGGTCGATGCTGCCGCCGTCATGGATGAAGATCACCTGCGCCATGTCTGCCTCCTCGTGTTCAGGTCAGCAGCAGTCGGTGCCGCTCCCCGCTGTGAATCCGGCCGATCGTTGCGCGGCTCACGCCAAACCGCTTGGCAATGGCTTCCTGGGTCAGGATGCCCTTGAGCGCTGCGATCTCACGGACTTGGTCTTCGTGCAACTTCTTGCCGACCGGCGGTCGCAACCCAGTTCGATAAGCGTGGCGGTGATTGTCGCCGCGGCTCAGGTACTCGAGGTTGGCGACCGTGTTGTCCTGCTTGTCCCCGTTCTTGTGATTGACATCTCGACCGGCCGCTTCCCCCAGAAAGGTTGCGGCGATCAGGCGATGCACACTGCGGGCGATGTATCGGCCGCCCACACGCAGGCTGACGACCAGATACCCCGTCCGGGAATGCACGGTCGGGCGAAGCACTTTCCAGGTTCCCCACTTCCGACTCCGAACACGGCCGAGATCGCTGGCCTGGTAATCGGGGAACCCGGGAATGTCGCTCCACGCTTCCCCCGAACAGACCGGCGATGCGAAAGTGGAACCCTCGATGGCGGAGTGCTGCTCGCTCATGCCTCTCCTTTTGCTTTGAGGCCACCGCGCGGGTCCTGGAGACTCACGCCGAAGTCATGGAACCCGCGCATCTGCACGCCCAGGACGTGGAAGTCGGCCTCGGCCGTCTCGATGGTCGGGGCCTCCTGGCCGTTGAGGAACGCCACCTCGATCACCGGCAGGTCGGTCGGCTCGGCCAGCAGGTACCACGCCTTCGCCGAGAAGCCGGGATACTTGGCGTTGCCCAGGTAGCGGCTCACCTCGACCCGGAACTTGCCCTGGTGCGGGTTGGTGATCGGGTACTTGGCCGTCGAGGCGTTGTCGCGCAACTCCAGCGACTTGAACAACTGCGAGCCGATGGCCGACAGGGCGGTCGGCACCAGCAGGATGGCCGGCATGACGCCGATCGGCTTGCCGTCGCCGTCGGTCTGGTCGAGGAAGGCCACCTCGCCGGCGGTCAGCCCATCGATGCCGAGGGCGGTCGTCGCGCCGGAGATGAAGTTGGCGTTGCCCGCCGTGAAGAACGCGGCGTTGTTCAGGAAGGTCATCCAGAACACGTCGTTGATCTTCAGCCCCGAGCCCCGGCCGAGTTTCTGCGGCACGGTCGTGATCGCGCCGAGGTCGTCGTTGATCACGTCGCGGCGGTCGATGGACAGCATCAGGCCGTAGGTGTCGGCCCGGTTCGAGTACGTCTCGTTGCCGAGCGTGCCGTGCTTGATCTCGCCCCCCGGCGCGACCAGTTCGTACTGGTCCTTGCCGATCAGCCGGTAGCTGGTCACCGTCTTGAAGTCCGACACGTTCCGCACGGCGCAGACGTTCCGCCAGGTGCGTTCGACCGAGAAGAATCCGTCGAGCAGGAACTTGTTGGCGACGTTGGACAGGATGCCGCCGATGTCCACGGTGGAGAACGCCGCCTCGATGCCCCGGCCGAAGGCGTAGCGCAGGACGGTGCGGTGGTCGCGGAAGTTTCGCCCGGTGTAGCCGTTGGCCCAGGCCGCCTCCAGCAGCAGTTCCTGCAGGCCGATGCCGCCCCGGAACCGGCGGGCCGCGGCGTCGAGCGTCGGCTCCGGGTAGAGCTTCTCGACGCCTTCCAGCTTGGCGGTGAGCAGGCAGGCCGCCTCCAGCACCGCGCCGCTGACGCCGCCGTCGCCCGAGCCGATGCCCGGCGAACGCGGGCGGGTGGACCGCAGCACCTCCAGTTCGGTCCGCATGGCGTCCCAGCCGTCGCGGATCGCCTGGCTCTCGATCTCGGGGAACCGCCCGGCGCAGACCCGCCGCACCGCCGTGATCCGGTTGGTCTCGGCGATGGCCGCAGACCGTAGGCTGGAGACTGTAGGCTGGAGGTCAGAAGGCTCGTCGGTGTCTTCCTCCGGCCTCCGGTCTACGGTCTCCAGCCTCTGCTCGGCGGCGACGCTGGCCGAGGTGCGGCCGTCGGCCCCCAGGTCGACGAAGCTGATCTCGCCGAGCGTGGCCTTGCGGACGACGTTCAGCGGGCCGGTGAAGGTGCGGCCGTTGACCAGCACCTGCTGGCCCTCCTTGACGAACTCGAACTCCTCGACGCCGGCCCCGACCGACGCCTGCCACGGGAAGCCGTTGCGGGCCGAGGTCACGACCTCGCGGGCCGCCGGCGTGTCGCGGGAGACGAGGCCGGTGGCGACGAGTTGCCCGTCCTCGACCCGCACCGCGTCGGTGTGGCCGACCCCGGAGAGCGGGTCGTGGCCGAAGCGGATCGGCCGGGACTGCGACGGGATCAACAGTCCGGCCAGGTCGATGACGACCGGGTGCCGCCAGCCGGCGACCCGCATCGGCGTGCCGGTGTAGGCGACCATGCGGAAGCGCGGCAGGGTCGCCCCGCCCTCGCCGGCGGCTTCCAGGTCGAGGGTGGTCGGGGCTTCCAGCCGCAGTTGACGCGGTGGGTGGTCGTCATTCGTCCGGCGTGGCGACGGCATCGTCGGGCTCCTCTTCGGGGTTCGTGGTCGGTGGGGCCTGCGCCGGGGTCAGCCCGAGCGCGGCGACGAGGGCCAGTTCCTTGGCGCGCTGCCGCAGCTGGGCCTCCCAGTCGAGGCCGCGGCGGGCGTACTCGTCGGCGAGCGTGGTGGTCAGGTTGGCCAGGCGGGTCGCCTGGGCGGTGGCTTCCTTGGCGGGGTCGACGTGCTCGTGGCCGTCCCAGAACCACTGGTGCGGCCAGGTGACGAACGGCCCCAGGTCGTCGGGCAGCAAACCGGGGATCAGCGCGGCCTCGTCGAACCACGCCGCGAGGACGCGATCGAGGACGACGGCCTCGAGGTGGACCTGCTCGACCCGGATCGCCTTGAAGTAGGTCTGGTGGTCGAGCCGGCCGGACGCGTAGTTGTAGCCCGAGCTGTTGCCCGCCGCGACGTTGAACGGCATGTTCAGGCAGCGGGCGATCTCGTTCAGGATCTCGTGCTTAAACTCGGCGTATCCGGTGCTGGGTTGCTCCGCTTGCAACTGCGACATCTTCCAGCCGCCGGGCATGGTCACCAGGGCCCGCTTCTCCAGTTCGATCGGCTCGAACGGCTCGGCGGCGTCGGCCTCCCCACTAGCCGGGGCATCCGTGTAGAGGATGCCGGCGAAGTCGGCGGCCGTCTCGGCGGCGGCGATCACGGCCAGGGTGAAGCGCCGCAGTTGGGCGAACAGCGGCAGGGCCGGCAGGATGTCGGGCACTCCCCGCGCCTGGCCCGGACGGTCGCCGCGGAACCAGTGCAGCACC